CTCCAATGAACCTGTTTCCATTGCACGACGTGCTCATTTGACAGTAACTGTGACTGTTAAACCAGAGTTTTGTACTCGTGGTTTAGCTGGATCTGTTGGTCAACAACTGGACTCTGCCAAAGTTTCCAAGTATTATACTAATGATGCTGGTGTTGTTGACATTCCTTTAGTTCCAGATTTATGGAACATTACTGTTGAGAGAGTAGTACCTGTTGCGTCAACTAAAGGAGCTCCTGATACTATTGCATATGAAATTATGACTGATGATGGTGAATTGCTTGAAAGTATAGACATTCACCGTTTCATCAAGTTTATGATAAAACAGTCGCGCAAGTATTTTGCTCACCAGGAAATATTGGTAAAGCAAACTAGTAATATTGCAGCGCGCGTTAAAATGTGCAAGTGTGGAACTCCTTTTGGTTATTGCGACTGTGCAGAACCAGAATGTGTGGAATGTGAACCACATTCTGGTTTTGTAGGTTTCATGTTTGGAGCTGCACTACGTAGTGTTGGTAATAAATTAACCCGATTTGTTAAAGACGCTATGTAACGTGAAGGCACTGTTATTGAACGAATGGCTACTAAGAATCTAGTGAAGGCCGCAGACAGATTGGAAAAGAGTTTGTGGTATTCCTGGACTAATGTCATTCCACGTCAGTTGTTGACACATCCTTATGGTAAACGCTTTGTTAATTATGCCATGCGTGATCACATTATGCAACGTATTAAGCGAGATGCTATTTGTACTGTAACGTTAGCAAGTATGTTTTTCATTGCCTCTTATCGAAACCCAGCATGGTTGTTACCAATGTTTGGTGTTTTTTATCGTGGAGGTGTAATGATTAGTACTGTTCGTGAACGTGTTCATTCTGAGATACTGGAACGTAACGATGCCATGCCTACTATCTTTAAACAAGTCCGTGATAATCATGGTAAGTATGTACTAGCGGCTTTAGGAGCTGCCGGTACAATATATACTTTGTTGAAGATTTGGCAGGGCTTTCGTAATGCGGCTAATAAGACGCATGGTAAATTAGATCCCGAGTCGCCTGATGATGTTGCTGAACGTGATTCTGAAGTTAATCCCTGGAAAAAAGTTGATGTATTAAACACACCAACTAGTGTGTTGCAAAAGACAACATCTGTGGACCATTTGTTACGCAAGGTTCATAAGAATCAAGTCTTTTTACGCATCGCTACAAAGGGTGGTTATCGTGTATCTGGAGGCATTTTTATAGCCTCCAATGTGCTTTTGATGCCATATCATATGTGGTTTGAAAATGCAGACACGAAGACTCCTATTCAGGGAGAACTGAAAGTTACATTGACACGTTCATCGGTTGAATTAACAGGATCTACCTTTGATGCTATAATTTCTTCCACTTCTATGGTGAGAATACCAGACACTGATTTTTGTGTTGTTTGGGTGCCTAGTGGTGGAGATTATGCTGATTTGGTGAAGTATTTACCTATTGAAGATGTACGTGGTGGCTTATGTTCGATGATTTTCCGTGATGGTAATGGTGGTACTGTTGAAGCTAGTGCAAATATACAACCAGGAATGGTTGGACATCGTGAAAGTTCTTTTAAAGGTGCCGCTTATAATTTGTCAATACCTACGTTTACTGGTTTGTGTATGGGTACATTTGTAACCCGTAGTAAGGCTTGTGTTATTGCCGGCTTCCATTTAGGTGGGAGAACTGGAACTCCGAGAGGTGTTTTAGGTACAGTAAATCAAACACAAGTACAAAATGCCATGGATGAATTGAAGGAGAAAAACTATGTTATGTTATCCTTGAATGAGGGTACGATGCCAACTACTTTATATGGCAAAGAGTTTTTTCTTGGAAATGAAGTCCATGGTAATAGTCCAGTGAATTATTTGGAAGGAAAATCTAATTTTCGCGTGTATGGATCCTGTACTGGTGGTGTGACAGCCTATTCCAGTGTAGAACCATCGCTGATTTCGGATACAGTCCATGAAGTTTGTAAAGTTCCCCAGAAATGGGGAAAACCGCAATTCCGACCGAATTGGAAACCATGGCGTGAGTCTTTGAAGCATGCTGTGTGTCCATCAGTTGGCATTGAAGGTATTTATTTACAATGGGCTGTTGGCGATTATATTCAACCTTTACGGAAGAAAATCATTGAACAGAAATGGATTCGAGATGAAATTCGTCCATTATCACGCATGGAGACCTTGTGTGGTATCGATGGACGTAGATTTATCGACCATATGGAGCCTTCTACTGCAGTCGGCTATCCGTTAGTAGGACCTAAATCATCATTTATGGTTTACTTAGATCCTGCTGATTATCCCGATCATGCATGTCCTGCTGAGTTAGACAGCATGTTTTGGGATGAAGTCGATCGGCTGTATGCTTGTTGGTTGCGCGGTGAGCGTGGATATCCTGTTTTTAAAGGATGTTTAAAGGACGAACCTACTCCTTTAGATAAGGATAAAGTTCGTGTTTTTCAATCTGCTCCCATCGCTTTACAATTAGCAATTCGTCAGTATTTTTTGCCAATTGCACGTTTCTTGACGTTACACCCATTACTGTCGGAATGTGCTGTTGGCATTAACTCTCAAGGGCCAGAATGGAATGAACTTTCCACCTTTATAACAAAGTATGGAAAGGATCGCATTTTTGCTGGTGATTACAGTAAATATGATTTGCGCATGCCTGCGCAGATTATGTTTGCTGCATTTCGTATCTTAATTGATCTTGCTAAAGCATCAGGAAATTATTCTGATGATGATATTAAGATTATGCAAGGTATTGCCACTGAAGTGTGTTATCCATGTATGGCCTATAATGGAACCTTACTCCAACTTATTGGTTCCAATCCTTCCGGACAGAATTTGACGGTGTATATAAATTCTGTGGCAAATTCATTGTTGAACAGATGTGGTTTTTTCCATTTGTTAAAGACGAAGATGTCACCTGTTCCTTCTTTTCGCAGTGCTGTTGCACTGATGACATATGGAGATGATGTTAAAGGAAGTGTGAAGAAAGGTTTTGATGCCTTTAATCATATTACTTACGCTCATTTCTTGGCTGAAAGGGACATGAAGTTTACTATGCCGGATAAAACATCCGAACCCACTCCGTATATGCATGATAAAGATGCAGATTTTCTCAAAAGGAAGAATGTTTTTAATCCTGATGTGAAAATGTATTTTGGAGCTCTTGATGAAGATTCTATATTCAAGAGTTTACATGCAAATTTGCGTTCAAAAGCCTTGACTCGAGAAGAGTTAGCTGTTGAGGTGATTGATGGTGCAGTGCGTGAGTGGTTTGCTCATGGTCGTGAGATGTATGAATTCCGTCGTGAGCAAATGAAAATAATCGCTGCACGCCATAATTTGGTGTGCCGCGAACTTGATGTTCCTTATGATGAACGTCTGACTACTTGGAAAGACAAGTATATTCCTGATTCGAAATAGGTTACCGACACTTTCACACTGTGTTAGGCGTTTCGTTTCAGATGTATTTTTAGTGTACCTTATATATTTAGTGTGAACTGTATACATGTTTTGTGACGTGTGGCTTGAGTTGACCGCACGTCTGTACATAGAAGACTTACTGTAAATAATGAACAAAAA